AAAATAATATTTGATGTTCTGATGGCTCCAGCTTGTCCTGACGCTAATACAGTTGTAGTTCCAACTTTTAAATTGCTACTTTATTCATCTTTGCCACAAATGCCACTTAGGATATGGTAAAATGGTATTAGTAAAAAGTATGCGAGACATCCAAATTAAATTAAGGATGTTTGATATAACTATTAATATTGAAATAAATGCAAGCCGTTGAAGGATATAGAAAATCCTCCAACGGCCTTACTTTTTTGACAGAAGAGGGTAAAAGCTGATGAACAGTAATAGCTTTATTGATTTATGCCATGGACATTTTGGTAGAAAAATTGCATATACGAATGTCGATAGAATTACCAAAGAAAATGTTGTTGGTGTCGTTGGTAAGGCCATTTCAGTTCTGAATTACAATCGACCGGCGATACGATATCTTTACGATTACTATAAGGGTGACCAGCCGATTCATTACCGTGAAAAGAAAGTGCGGCCTGACATCAATAACAAGACTTGTGAGAATCACGCTCTTGAAATTGTCCGCTTTAGCACCAGTCAGACATATGGGGAGCCGATACAGTATGTCAGCCGAAAAACAGATAAAAAAATCAATGATGCCGTGGATAAACTAAATGATTACATGAAGGACGCTCATCGGCAGGCCAGAGATATCAAGCTTGGAAATTTTCAGAGTGCCGTTGGAACTGCCTACAAGGTAACGCTTAAAGGAAAGTCAACAGATATTGTTCCGTTCCGAATCCATATTCCGAATCCGCTGAATACGATTGTTGTGTATTCGGCCAAAGATGATTCAGATATACTTTCCATTCAGGTATTGAAGGATGAAAAAGACGAACAGTATTATCAGTGCTATTCGGATGATTTATATTTCATCATCAAGGGCGGTAGAGTAATTGATTCTGGAATAAATGGTCTTGGCGGTATTCCGATTGTGGAGTATCCGAATAATCCGGACAGGCTCTCCGACATTGAAATTGTGATTACGCTTCTCGACCAGATTAACAAAATGCAGTCTGATAGGATGAATGGCATTGAGCAGTTTATTCAGGCATTTATGCTTTTTAAGAACTGTGAGATTGATGAGAAGAAGTTTTTACAGATGTGTGACCTTGGTGCTGTGGAGGTTAAAGATTCTGGTCAGGGAATGCAATCAGATGTAAAACTCATGACTGCTGAATTAAATCAGGAACAGACACAGGTAGCCAAGGATGATGTGTACCGACAAGTACTTGTCGTTGAGGGTATGCCAGACCGACAGCAGAATACCGGAGGAGATACCGGACAGGCGGTTTACCTGCGGAATGGTTGGGATTTTGCGGAACAGCGGGCAAAACTGGATGAACCATTTACCATTGAGGCAGAGAAAAAACATGCCAGAATTGTTTTGAATATCATTAAGCAAACAACAAATGATGTTCCTCTGACAGTAAGAGACTTCGATGTGAAGATTACTCGAAATTCTACTGATAATATGCTGGTTAAGGCACAGGCGCTGGATTATTTACTGAAAAATAAGATTCATCCGCTGATTGCAATTACTGTATGCGGGCTGTTTGGTGACCCGGAAAAGGTTTGGACGCAGAGTAAGCCGTACATGGATACCATTTTCAAGACGCAGGAGCAACTTGATATTGAAGCTGAAAAAGAACACGCATTGGAACTTTTGAAAACAAAGCAAACTGAAACAGTTAAAACAGGAGGAGCCGAGTAGGCTTTTCTTTTTTTATATCAAAATGGAGCCATCCGATAAATGGCAAAATCCAGCAGGAGCGACCTGCGTTATCAAAAGCGTGGATTAGAAAGGGGAATAACATGACAAGAGAACAGGCAAAGAAGAATCTGGTTGCGCTTGGCGTCGAGGAACCTACTGATGAGCAGGTAACCAATTACCTAAATCAGCACAATGGAGAAGTAAAGAAATATCAGGAAGACGCTGAGAAATGGAAAAAAGAAGCTGAAAAGGCGGAGGAGCTGCAAACCAAACTTGATGGTCTTGAGCAACAGAATCTTACCGAATTGGAAAAGGAGAAGAAAGCCAGAGAGGCAGCGGAAAAGAGAACGGCAGATTTACAGAAGCAGCTTACAACTTCCGCAGTCGAAGCGATTTTCGCAAAAGCAAACCTTTCCGGCGAGGAGTTTTCCGGGATGATTGGCGCATTATCCGGGCTTGATTTGGAGGCGGCAAAGACCAGCGCAGAATCTTTTGTCAATGGAATCTCCAAACGCGACGAAGCGAACAAGACCCAGTGGCAGAAAGAAACTTTTGACAAAACTCCGAATCCGGGAACCGGAGGCAAATCCGACCCGGCTGGAGGTGGAGAAGAAAAGAGTGCTGCCGCTGAATATGCGAAACAGTATTCGCAGGAACATAACCCACAGCCGACGGTAGGCAATCCGGTTCCGGCTGCCACAACAACATTTTAAGGAGGATATGACATGGCTTACATGAAGGTTGAGCAGGGATATAGCCTGCCAAATTTTTTGGAATCTGCCGTTGGCCTGGTTCAGAAAACCGAGATGGTTACCCAGGAGATGGCAACTACAGTTGACAATAAGAAGCTTATTTATGCTGGAACGGCATTCCCGTCTAATGATTCCAAGGCAACTGGTATTGTATTTGAAACTGTTGATATGACTGACGATACAAATCGTCCAGCCAGCGTTATTAAAGCTGGAAGAATCTACGGAAATAGATTAAAGACGCCGTTATCCAGCGAAGCCAAGACAGCTTTGGAGAAAAAAGGATTTGTAATTCTTGATGCTCCAGAATGTGAATTTTAATTGGAGGTGTAAAGATGCCATTTAATGTATTGGATACAATTAATGTTACAGAGAGATTAAATTTTTCTCAGAACTTCGCCGTTGCAAGGCCAACCGTTCTGGATACCATTTTCCCGGACGTGAAGACACAGCAAGGCTGAGTATTACCGGCTGATGCAGGGACAGAATTTGCCAACTCCTGCATTTGTGCATGCTCTGGATTCCGAGGCGCACATCGGTACCAGGCCGACTTTCGAGAAAGTTCTGACTGAGAAACTGTTTATCAAGGAGAAAATCAATCAGTCCGAGCAGTTGCAGATGTACATCAACAATGGTGTACCAGATGATGATGGTCTGGTGAACTGGGTGTTTGACGATATGGGCAGATTGTCCGAGAGCGTTGTTACCCGTACCAAGATTGCCAAAGGTCAGGCAATGAGCCGTGGTGTAATGAAAATCAAGGAAAATAATCTGGATATGTTGATTGATTTTGGTGTACCTGCGGCTCATAAAATCACTTTTGGTGATTGGTCTAACCCAGAATATGATATCTTTGGCGATATCATGAAGGCAGTAAAAATGCTGAAGGATGAGGGTAAAATTCCGTCCAGAATGCTGACCTCTGATACCCAGATTCAGCGCATGAGAAAGAACAAGGGCATCCAATCCGCAATCTACGGTAATATCAATGCGGGTAGACTGGTTACCATGAATGAACTTCGGTCTATCATCATGGAGGAGTTCGGCCTTCAAATTGCTACCTGTGATGAAAGATATGCCTACATCAAGGCTGATGGTTCCAGAGTGAATGGTCGCTACTTCGATGAGGACAAGGTTACCTTCTATACGGCGGATGTATCTGGTAGGGCCGGTACTGGTTTGTGGGGACCGACTCCGGAGGAGGCTGAGTATGCTGCATTCCAGGAAGCATTGCAGAAAATGTTTGTAACCGTGACCATGTGGGCGACCGAAGACCCTGTTGCAAAATGGACGAAAGCTTCTGGTATGTTTATCCCGGTCCTTCCGGACGTATATGGTATGGTAATCGCTACGGTTACTACTGCTGAGAACACTCTTGGCACTCTGACTGTGGAATCATCCGCCGGTTCTGCAAGCGGAGCAACGAAACTGACTGTTTCCCCGGCAAAGGCAAGCGGAAATTCATATAAGTATAAAATAGGTGATTCCGAAACCGCTGTTTTTTTCGGTCAGAATGTCCAGACCTGGACTGCATGGGATGGCTCTGCTGACATTACAGCGCAGACTGGAAAGACCATTACCGTAGTTGAGTGCGATTCCAGTTACAAGGCTGTGAAAGCCGGTAGCGCAACGGTGACCGCAAATGCAGGCTGATTGTGAGGTGAAATGAGTGGAAGCGGAGATTCTGGATGATGTAATTACATATCTTGGTGACGAGGTAGCCGAAAAAGATTTGTCGGTTCTGTTCATCTTAATCCAGAGAGCAATCCGAAAGGTTTGTGCGAAGCGGTATCCGTTTGGATACACGGACACGGAGAAAGAGACAGCGGTTGAGCGGTATCGTGATACGATATTTGCCGCCGCTGTTTACTATTGGGCGAAACAAGGGGCTGATGGTGAAAGCTCTCACAGCGAGAATGGAATCAGCCGAGCATATGAGAAAGAAGACGATATCTATTTTGATGTTGTCCCGATGGCAAAAATTTTCTGAACCGTATGTAATTCCAAAAGTTGACTCTCCTTTTAAAAGACGGAGCGTGTCCGGTCGATACCTCCCCGGCTGGACGCAGGGTGTGCGCTGTGAATGGTGGTGGGCAAGCGCATTTTTCTTTTGTGGAGGTTATGGAGGAAAAGTGAACGATGATATGAAAACTGGTGGATTGATTGAATTACAGGGCGTAAAAGAAGAAATCAATACCATCAAAACCGAACTGAAAAGGAAAAGATTTGACACGCCAAAAGGATTTTCAGTGCTTGAGGGATATATTCAGGACAGAATGAACGAACTCAAGGGAAAAGAATGATTAAAGTAAATTATGAGGAAATTTGTGGAGGTAAAGAAGAATGATTTTTAAAGAAGCTTATGAAGCACTGAAACAGGGCGCAGATATTAAAAGACAATCATGGAAAGGTTTCTGGCGCAAAGAAGATGAAACGATTGTCATGTACTGCAAAGACGGTTCAAAAGTTCCATTCATGGAAACAGAGTGTATCTTTGTTGATATCGACCACATGATGGCAGATGACTGGGAAATTGTTGACTGGGATTCCATTACGGGACTTGACGTGTCCACTTTTACATTCGGCGAGGCAATATCTCGTATGAAGAGAGGAGAGCGTGTTGCCCGTAAAGGCTGGAATGGAAGGAACCAATATATTCAGCTTGCGACTAATATCAGCTATATTGACGCAGATGGAAACGCTGTGAATGTGGAGCATGAAGCAATCGGAAATAAAGCCATTGCCTTTGTCGGAACGTCTGGAGTGCAGATGGGATGGCTTGCTTCACAGGCTGATATGCTGGCAGAGGATTGGGTTCTGGTTGAGTGATAAGGCGGTGGGCACTATGAGAGGACTGAAACGCAATAAGCAAAAGATGTGGTATCAGCTCTATTCAGAACACATTCCGGTCTATGAGACAGACCTTGATGGTAACATCATCTATGACCCCGTGACCGGAGAACCGCTTTTGACTGGCGATTGTACTGTTGGCTATGCTGACCCTGTGGAGTTTCGGGCAAACGTATCAGCCGCCAGAGGGGAAGCAAATACAGACCCATTTGGCGTTGATTTGGCTTATGACAAAACGATTGCCACTTGTGACATGAATTTGCCGATTGATGAATTGTCGGTGTTATTCGTGGATAAGAAGCCGGAATTTGGCGCAGACGGAAAGTTGACCAATAAGCCCGATTTCAAGGTTGTTAAGGTGGCAAAGTCTTTGAATTCGGTTTTGTATGCGATTCGGAAAGTGACAGAGGGAGGAACGCAAAATGATTCAACATGAGACATATAGATTTGACCAATGCAAAGTGACCTTTGATAAGGATATTTACGTAGCTATGCTGGAGCCAAGAGAAGGGAAGGAAGAACAATATCCAACAGTTCTACTGGATTATCGACCGATAGCAGAAGACGGAGTTGATTTACGAAAGATTCCTTGTGTTTTGGAATTCAAGAACGAGAAAGCTATTGACGAGTTGATTGATGTCTTGAAACATTTAAAGGAGACTTGGAAAACGGAGGAACGGAACGATGGATAAATATAGGAAAAAACCCGTTGAGATTGAAGCATTTCAGTACGACGGGGATTTAAAAGGAAAAGACGGCAAGTGGTATGTGCCGGAATGGGCAGTAAAGGCCTTTGAGGATGGTGTAATGTATTACGACAGCATGGATTGTGATTCGCCGCCCGTAGAGCTGTTTATTAAAACCCTTGAGGGTGTTCACCATGCCAGTGTGGGAGATTATATCATTCAAGGCGTAAACGGAGAACTTTACCCATGCAAGCCGGATATATTCGAGAAAACCTATGACAAGGTTATGCCGCTGTCTCCGTTGCTTGAGTAGGTGTTTGTATGGGAAAACGAATAATCCGTGGAGAACTGTCCTCAAAGGGAATCCAGAGCATTATCGACCAACTTCAAGACTACAAACAAGACTTGCACCGCAAGACTGAACTGTTGTGTAAGCGGTTGGCAGAAGTTGGATTGACCGTGGCGCAGACGAAAATCGGAGAATCTCCGCTGGGTAAGACAATCTCCTTGCGAATTGATATGGAACCATCAAAGGCAGGCTGCAAAGCCATTCTGATTGCGTCTGGACAGACAAAATCAAATGATTATGGCACCGTAAATACGCTTTTGCTCGTTGAGTTTGGTGCGGGCGTATTCTACAATCCATCAGACAATCCGAAAGCTGGGGAAATGGGGTATGGAATCGGAACTTTCCCCGGACAGATTCATGCTTTTGAAGATGGATGGTATTACTGGGGCGAAGATGAGAAGTGGCATTACACTCACGGTGTGAAAGCCACGATGCCTATGTATAGCGTTTCGGTGGCTATCCGTGAACAGGTAGCGTCAATTGCAAAGGAGGTGTTCTCGTAATGCTTGACATTTCCTCACTGGTCTATTCCAGACTGATAAACAACGAGCAGATGAAGAAATATCTGAAAGGTAGCAGTACAACTAAGAATGACACTCCATCGGCATTTCCGTATTTGTACATGAAAACATTGGGGGAGCCAACAACAAGCTCTTCCTTGCAGAATAAGCAATGCGCCATACAAGCTGCTTTTGAGATTACCATTTATGATTCTACTTCAAGTACCAAAGCGAAGCAGCTAATCTTTCTGGCGGCTGACCTTATGCAGAAGATGGGATTTACAATGAATTACGGTCCGACTGAAATAGAACGGTCCAGTACAACAGAAGCATATCGCTGGATAGCAAGGTTCCGAAGAACCTATTGCGAGGGCGATGTGATATAGCAACTAAATAACTTTGAGCCATGCAGGAAACTGTGTGGTTCTTTTTTTATTCCAAATTTTAAGGAGGATATGAACCATGGGTAAAAATTTTATAGACCTTTCTACGGCAGGCATCCAGGTTGGATATGGGATTGAAGGGACGGCAGGCCAAAAACCATCAAAGTTTACCGACCTGCCAAACCCAAAGGCAATACCTGATTTCAATCCGGAAACAGCGACTTACGATGTTACGTCTCTGAACGACACAGTTTGGAAGCGTTACATTGATGGACTGAAAGACCCAGGTGGAGCGATTGCGATTACGTTCGGAATGTCTGATGGATTCCGAGAGATGTGGAAAGGTATTTGTACCGAATACGAAAGTGCAAAAACATCTGGGAAACGCATGTGGATGGAATTTTTCCACCCTGGATTGACTGAGGCATTTTTCTTTACCTGTACTCCATCAAGTCTAGGATGGTCCGCAACTGATGTGGATAGTGCTTGGGACACCACGGTATCGGTAACACCAACTGGGGAAATTGGGTGGGCAGAGCCAATTAAGCCTACACCAAAGGAACAGATTGGGGAATAAAGAAAACTGGGAGGTAAATGAACATGAGAATTTTGACGATTGGCGGCAAGGAATATCAAATTGATTTTTCCTTTGATGCGGCAGAGTATAAGGCTTGTGTGGACAAAGTTTTTAAAGTGGTTTCTGGCGGCTACATTATGAAGCGTGGAATCACTGAAAAAGATGGAAAGGCTGAAATAGCAGAGGCGCTGACGGATAGCACAGCAGACATGTTTTCTGATATAGCGTCTTTATCAATTACATGCCTGTATGCAGGCCTTCTGGAAAATAATCCAGTTGAGGATGAAAAAGCCGCGAGACAGCTATTTAAACAGTTTGTAAAGGAAAATCCAGACGATGGCCGTGCATCTTATTTCGGAATGTATGAATTCTTGAAGGAATGCATGGAGGAAGATGGTTTTTTCAAATTGACCGGACTGGACAGGTATCTGAAGGACATGTCCGAATCAATGGCGAAGGCAATAAAGGAAGCAGAAAAGGAGACAGAACGGTCCACATTGCCGAAGGTTCCGACAGACCCAAAGAGGAAGTCAACTTCCACAAAATAATTTGGGAGCATTATCTTCCGCTTGCGCTAAAAATAGGTGTCCCTTATGAATTGTTCTGGCACCTTAATCCGACAAAACTGATTCCGTTTATTACAGCATATGGACAGAAACAGCAAGAGCGAAGTGATGAAATGTGGATGATGGGTCAACTTGTTATGGCGGCATTAGATGCAACTGTATGTAACATGATGCCTTTCATTAAACGCAAAGGAAAAGGAAAATACCCTGAAAAGCCATATCGGGTAATTCCTATGACAGAAGAAGAAAGGCGGCAGGAAGAAGATAAAGAATTGCAAAAATTCCTTGGTTTTGCGGATTCGTTTGAGAAAGATGTGAAAAAGAAAATAGTTTCCATAAACCAAAAAGGCGAGTGACTAAAGCAGTTACCCGCTTTTTTTTATATGCAGAAAAGGTAGGTGAATACCATGTCAGATGTGATTGACGATTTAAAGGTCCAGATAGACGCTAGTACGCAGAGTGCAGATGCGAAATTGGATAAGTTCATTGCAAAAATGATGAAACTCCAGTCCACAATTACTGGTCTGGAAATGTCCAATGTAAGTAATATTGCTTCCGGAATTAATCAGATATCGGCTTCCATTCAGAATTTTAATAACAGAACAAAGACGGCAGATTTTAGTAGAGTTGCTACTGGAATGAATAAACTGGCAACAGTAGATGCCCAGGGAGTTGCAGCGACAGCTCAGGCCATGTCCACATTTGCAGCTAAGATGATGGGGCTTAATGATGTTCATGTGGATTCTGATGGGATTTCTAACATAGCCAATGCCATATCCAAACTAGGGCGGGCAACAGTGACAGAGGCGACGCAGAATTTGGAGTTTCTGAAAACCAGTATGAAAGATTTTATTACAGGAATGAATGGTGCCGGAAGTTTAACTTTTGATGCGAATGGATTAGTATCGCTGGTAAATAGCGTGAGCCGGCTTGGGAGCACAAATGCTACGCAGTCGGTCAAGAATCTTCCGCAGATTTCCACAGCCTTAAGGGGATTCATTACGAGTATGAATACTGTTGGAAGTGTCGCGTTCGATTTTGCTGGGCTTAATAATCTTGTGAGCAATATTACCAGATTAGGTGGTGCAAAAGCAACACAGGCCGCAACAAATCTGAAACCGATAAAGGACCAGATATTGAGATTTGTGAGTGGTTTGAATGGGATAGGTTCACTTAGCTTTGATACAACCAGTCTGGCTAATCTTGTGTCTTCCATTACTAAACTGGGAGGCAAGGCGGCCACAACGGCGATTCCTAATATTCAGGCACTTGGTACGGCATTGACCAAATTAATGGCAACATTATCCCATGCACCAGCTGTAAGCCAAAATCTTATACAAATGACAACAGCTCTGGCTAACCTGGCCGGAAATGGTTCAAGGGTTAGCAGTGCATCGACGGCGATGTACCGAGGATTAAACGTATATTCCAGTAGCGCAAGTAGAGCGACCAAAGCTACAAAAGGTTTAGTTTCTCAAATTGGTATGTTCTATGCCAAGTGTTTCTTGCTGATTCGTGGAGCCAAAGCATTGTGGAAGGCCACAGAATCATCCATGGATTATATTGAGACATTGAATTATTTTGACGCTGCATGGGGACAGGTCGCTGGGAATGCGGCAGGAGAGTGGAAGAAAGCTGGTTATGAGTCTGCTGAAGCTTATGCTAAATCTTTCAGCGAGAGAGCAAAAGCATTGACAGGTAAAATGACAGGATTTCAACCAGATGCATATGGGAATCTAATAGCAACTGGAATGCCCAGTCTTGGATTGGACCCGGAAAAGCTTATGAATTATCAAGCTACTTTTGGTCAAATGGCATCCTCTATGGGTGTTGCTTCTGAAACTGCTTTGAAGTTATCCAATGCCCTTACTATGATTGGAGCGGATTTAGCTTCCGTAAAGAATCTTAAGTTTGAGGATGTATGGCAGGATATGGCATCTGGCATGGTCGGTATGAGCCGAACATTGGATAAGTACGGTGTCAATATTCGTAATGTGAATCTGCAAGAGAAATTATATGAGTTAGGTATAGATGCCAAAATTGCAAAACTGGGACAGCAGGACAAGGCACTTTTACGGACTATTATTTTACTCCAATCTACTAAATATGCGTGGGGTGATATGGCTGATACGATAGGACAGCCAGCAAACCAGTTACGCCTGTTACAGGCTAATTTTGCAAATTTGGCACGAACAATAGGTAACTTGCTTCTGCCTATAGTATCAAAAGTCCTTCCATACATAAACGCGCTGGTAATCGCCATACAAAGGCTATTTTCTTGGATAGGTGGTTTGTTGGGAATAAAGATAGGTGGTTTTAGTTCTTCGGTTGGTTCTGCGGCTACGGATTTTGGGGATATGGAAGATGCTGCTGACGGTATTGCAGATAGTACCGGTGATGCTGCAAAGAACACAAAGAAGATGGCAGACAACCTTCAAGGATTCGATAAGCTGAATGTTATTAATTCGCAAAAAGATTCCGGTAGCGGTGGAAGTGGTTCTGGCGGAGGTGCTGGTGGCCTGTTGGATGATGCTTTCAATGATGCGTTTGCTGAGTATCAGGCAGCTTGGGACGCAGCATTTGCAAATATGGAAAACTCCGCACAGGAGATGGCCGATAAAATTTGTAATGCGTTCAAATCTGGAGACTATTTCGGAATAGGTCAATACATTGGTGATGGCATAACAGGAGCTTTGAAATCAATTAACTGGGAGTCTGTCTATTCAGTGGCACAAGGTTTTGGTAATGGATTAGCAGAATTTTTAAATGGATTGATTTCACCGGAACTGTTCGGTTCAGTTGGCGGCACGATTGCCGGATGTCTGAATACAGCATTGCATTTCATGGATTCCTTCGGTGTTACTTTTGATTGGAAGGACTTTGGACTTTCTATTTCAACAGGGATAAACGAGTTTTTTGGTACATTCGATTTTAGCTTGCTTGCAAAAAGCATTAATGTGTGGGTTCAGGGCATTTGGACAACCATAAAGACTGCAATTTCAGGGCTTGATTGGAAAACTATTTTCTCTGGGGTTAAAGACTTTTTGGGAAATATCGAATTAGAAACAGTTTCAATAGTTATTGGCGCAATTACTGTTAAGAAGTTTGGCAAATTAATATTCAGTGGTGTGTTGGCAAAACAGGCAGCGTCAGCTATATCGAAATCAATATTGTCCGGTTTAGAAAAAGGACTTTCTTTTGCAGGTATCGGAAAGATACTTTCAAAAGCTTTTCCAAGTAGCCTTATTATAAGTACAATCACAACTACAATGGCAGAGACTGGGGCATCGTTGCCAGCAGTTCTTTCAGGTCTAATCCTTACGCCAATTAAAACGTTTTTCACAGTAACAATTCCGGGAACGATTACGGGAGCATTATCGTCTATTGGAACAATGATAACTGGTGGAATAACTGCACTTGCAGGTACTCTTGGAGTCAGCGTAGCCGCTGCCGGAGCGATTGTTATAGCCGCCGCTGCCGCCGCGGTTGCAGGAGTGATTTATACAGTAACGCACTGGGATGAAATAAAAGAGTTTTGGACTGTTACTGTGCCAGAGTGGTGGTCTGGAATAGTGGTTCCGTTTTTTGAAGGGATTCCAGACAAACTTTCGAAAGTATGGGAACTTGTAAAGACTACAGCTTCTAAAAAGTGGGATGCACTTCTTGATTATTTAGGCGGGATTCCAGAGAAAATTGGTGGTGTTGTATCAGATATAGGAGAATGGTTTAATCAGTTGCCGGGGAAAATCGGCTATGCGCTTGGTTATGCACTTGGCACAGTAACTAAATGGGGAGCTGATTTAGTAGGGTATTTGGAGCAGAAAATTCCGGAAATCATTTCAAGTATCGCAACGTGGTTTTCTGAATTGCCAGGAAGAATTTATACGGCAATTTCTGGAACTGTATCAAAAGTTGCTGCTTGGGGAAGTGAGGTTCTGGCGGCATTTAATGAAAAGGTTCATGAAACGATTTCAAATGTTGTGATATGGTTTTCTGAACTTCCTGGAAAGATATATGATACTATCATAAAGATAAAAGAAAAAATTGTTGAATGGGGAAAGAATACAGTTTCTTTCTTCCAGACCGAAGTGCCTAAAATTGTAGATAAAGTAATTGAATTTTTTGGAGAATTACCAAAGAAAATTGTAACTGTTGGAGAAAATTTGGTAAAAGGACTTTGGGAAGGAATTTTCAATTTAACGAATTGGCTAGGAACGAAAATTGGAGATTTTTGTCGTGGAGTAATTGATGGATTCAAAGCCGGATTTGATGAGCATTCTCCATCCAAAAAGGCATTCCAGATTGGTGATTATTTTACAGTAGGCCTAATGAATGGTATTGTCAATAAATTCGGCATGGTTCAATCGAAAGTTGATGACTTTGTAAACGGTTTGACATCCAATACTATACCTATTCCGATGATAGACACTAGCGTAAGAATTAACAGAGATATTTTCAACCAGGTTGATACAAGAACAAGTATGGCATTTGACATTGGACACTCAAACTTCAAAGCGGATATATCGGCTGAACTTAAAGCGGCTTTATCTGACATTATTGATTATGATAAACTAGGGGATGTACTAGTTGCTAAGTTGGAGAGGGCAAATATAACAGCTGAACTTGATTCCAATAAGGCATACAATAATACAAAAGAAAAGTGGCGGCAGGAAGTAAAGAGAACAGGGCGCTCTCCGGTTCCAATTGTTTAATTAAATCATCTCCTCGCTTTGTGTTATTATAAAAATATCAAGGCGAGGAGATATCAGGGTGGTATTATCTATTAACCGGATAAATATATACTAACCATAAAAGAAATATGGAACAAGTGGGAAAAATATCATTATTCGGTTTGTATAACGATTTCAAAGGGTCAGAGTTCATAGGCTTTTGTATTGTCATCCCCCTCTCTTCATGCTATAATGAAAGCATATTACAAAGGGGGATGATTTCATGAGAAAAATAGCTGTTATGTTACTTGGATGCCTGATTTTGACCGGATGTAGTAATTCTGGGATAACGCAGGAGCAGTATGAAAGTGTGGTTGCCGAAAGGGATGCATTAACGCAAAAGCTAGAATCTTTGGAGGCTGATGTTTCTAATAACATCCAACATGATGGAGAAAAAGTATCAACTGATGAAACTGAAAGTAAGGAAACTTCGGAGACTAAGGAAAGCCAAAATGAGAATGTTGAAGTTCTGGCGGAGTATACATTGCCAGATGGAATTGGCTGGTATACACGGCATTTTATTATAGTCAAAAACAACTCAAACGAAACGGTTGATATTTCCACTTCATCATTGGCGTATTCGGAGGACGGCACAATGGTTGGAGCGGCAAACGGAAAACTTGATGCACTTGGGGCTGGATGTACATCAGTATTATATGAATCATTTGAAACAAATGCACAAATATCTCGCTATGAAATGGAGTTAAACACATCACCAAGCCAATACTATAAATCAGTAATCGAAGATTTGTCGTTTGTTCAAAACGATATTGACGGTGGAGCTGTTTTCCAAGTCACAAATAACGGGAAAGATTCAGCGGAATTTGTTGAGGGGTATGCACTGTTTTTTAAGGAAAATGAACTGGTAGGATATGAAAGCACATATTTTACAGATGATGATTCCCAAATTAAACCCGGAAAGACAATATCAAAGCAGATTACTGCATATGAGGATTTTGATAGAATAGAATTTTATTTAACAGGAAGAAAATAAAATTATTAACAAAGGATAGTATTGCGGAACGCAAAAAGGAAACAATAAGCAGAACTAAGTAAAAGCACCTGGAAAAACGGGTGCTTTTAGTTTAAGTTTTATTGAAAAGAAGGTGAACGGATACAGTATAGCCCTTCCTGGTTCTAATTTTACTTACACATTAGGCAATGATTTATTGAATCAATATGCTATGGCACCACAGGTATCCTTGCCAAGCCTTAACGCTGGTTCTATCAACATGGATTACACAGCTGAATTGACAGCAAGCTTAAAAGGCTCTAATGCGGAATTGCTTTATGAATTGAGGCGAAACAATGATTTGCTTGAGCAGCTTGTAGAAAAACCTGTAATTGACGAAAATGGAATCTATAATGCTACACGCAGAGGCGTATCGAGACATTTTGCGCAAACCGGAAAGACTGGATTTAAAGGAATTGATTGATGGAATATTGAAAATCCCCTCCTCACATGATATAGTTACATTATTATAAAGTGGGAGGGGATTAGATTGAAAAAATTAACAATGGTGTTAATATGTTGTCTGGTGCTGGTAGGATGTGAAAGAAATAATATTGAAGACACATTTGAATCTTCCGGACAAGTTGTGGAAACCACGCAAACAGAAGCATCTAAAGTTGTTAAATCACAAAATTTATATGACACTGATAAGTTGATTCAAAGAAGCATTGAGTATATAGAATATATGACCCCTGAATCATGGGATGAGACAGTGAGTGAAGAAAGAATACTTTACACATTTGATAATATGTCTGTATTGATTTATGTAGAAGATTTTTATTCTTTTGATGGTAGAAATTATGAAGAATTATCAGAAAGTGAAAAGAAAAATGAATGCGAACAGATTGCGAGGGATTCTAGTTATGAGTTTACTAGCGGTGAGTATGAATCATACAAAACGTATCAAAAGGATGTAATTACGATATCAGGCGCTTTGGCATATAGATCCTATTCAAATATCGAAAAGGATAATGCAAAGTATTATCTTGATTCAATCGTATTTGGTGCAGATAATAAATTCTATGTTTTTGATTTGTGGGTGGAATCCGGGCATCAATCAAATTATGTAAATGAATTTGAATCTCTAATGAACAGTATCATTATACATGAGAATCCAGAGTTAGCGAAAGAAAAAGCATATCAGAAGTTCAAAGAAAGCGTCATCGAATTGTCTAAAGACTTTGATTGCACAGATGCATCGACATCATTATACTTAGATTTAATAAGAAAATCCTATGAATCAGTTGCTGAAATGAATGTCGAAGAAGCTTTGGATAGTGATGATTTCAAGAATTTTTGTTTGGCAGTCGGTTATTTTTATAATAACTTTGAAAAAACCAGCAACGGAGGATTGCTTGGTCATAGAGGATTTATCTTAATGGAAAGAATTATGACTGGTGATGGTGATAAGCAGCGGGCAAAAGATGCTATAAAGGATGTGTTTGATTCAATGGACGAAGGTGAGCAAAAGAACGCCGAGGAATCAGATGCTCAAGAACAACCGACAGAATCCTTGAAATTAAGTGTTGGGAATTATGTGGTAGGGGAAGATATTCCAGCAGGTAAATATGATATTGTTGGAATTGAACAGGGCAATGTGCATGTGTGTAGTCCGGGGAAGGATTATGGCGATATTGTTAGTGAGAGAATCAAGCCTAGTGAGATAACATATGCGAATGTACAACTTGTAGATGGTTGCACGGTGGAAGTGGTTCTTGGGGGCAAAATTCAACTTCAACCGAAATAGCTGGGAATATTATTGAAATATCTTTGATAAAAGGGAGAACCAGTAGATGTTGAAACTAATGCCCCATATCCTACGGCGGCGATAGCACAGTAACTTGGAGGGGATGCTATTTGAGCAAAAAAGTATCTTGATTTGTTAATGGGGTGCCATTATTGGCACCCTCTTGTGATATTTCAGAGTATACGGAGAGTTTATGCTACAAAATCGAATAAATTCAATATAAATTCCCGGCCTATTTGTGTAATTCTTCTGTGATAGATAACCTTGCCGTTGTCCAAGACTTCCTGCTTAATTTCCTCATAACCCAAGTCGCTGTACTGAGAATACATGACCCACGTTTCATTTACTTTATATTGGATTTTCTTTTCGGCAAGTAGTTTGTTCAGTTCTATGGCAGACTTCAGGCCGAGTTCCTTGGCGATTTCTGTCATCGTATATGTTTTGTTGACGTGCATAAGGATGGCGTTTTTCTTTTCTGCTGCCAGACGTGCGGCTCGTTCTTCTTTCAATTTTGTTAGGAGTTCGATTCCGAAATCCGGGTTGTTCAGGATATCGTCGATTACTTTGTCGGTTGCATAGATTCCGTGTTTACGGATAGAGGGGAGGACTTCATCAAAAACCCAATTTTCAAAGTGTTCTGCAGAAGGTAATTCGCTATGCGTAATCAAGCGGTATAAATCTCCCTCTGGAATGCAATTCGTCTCCTGTTTGCCCCCATTTGAAGGTATTCCCAATTTGGTAACCCCTTTGCAATGTTGAATAACCGCTTTACTGGGATTGGAATAGCCAAGTGCGCGTGCAATATCAATACCGACAAAATAAATTTTTCCGTCAATCGCTACCGTCCTAATTTCTCCAAATTCATCATTACTAAAAATTTTTAATGCGTTCATGTTCGTTTCCTCCGAAAATTGATTGTTAAAAGTTCTAATTCTCAATCGGTTGAGGAACTGCAAGCGGCATTTCGCCGCCTGTAGCTTTTGGCAGACCGGGAACATACCCCGGCAGGACTACCGCCGATATATTCAAGCACTAAGGCATGAATGACTAACAAAAAAGCCTTGGCGAAATAAGCAGACTGTTACATCTGCTTACAACGTCAAGGCTCCGTGAGCTGGCTGTACATCTTGGCATCCTGGCGACCCAAGGTTTATGTATATGGTCAAGGCGACCGCATCGCTAGCATATACACACGAATGTTTAATTAATATTCAATCTATCATATTATTGTCAGTAAGTCAATATAATAATCAATTTCTCAGTGTTTTCTTCTCTACTCCGAATTATGTTTTAGAATAGTTGCAATATCCCTAAATGAATATTTTGATTTCACTATCCACATATATTTATTTATGATAAGTAGCAAAAATGAGTTGTAGAGAGCAGCCTTGTATGCTACAATAATTATGGATTGATTTAGCCTTCATTTAGAATTACAGAAAGCGAGGTGTGCTTATGAACCCGGTTTTAAAATATAGAGGAGGAAAATCGAGGGAAATACCCCGCTTTCTTCAATATATTCCAGATGACTTTAACCGTTACATTGAGCCTTTCTTTGGAGGCGGAGCGGTATTTTTTTATTTGGAACCCGATAATGCGATTATTAATGACGCAAATACCCGGTTAATGACTTTTTATCAGCAATTACGGGATGACTACCCAACTATGCGCACGCAACTTGATAGGCTCCAAAGAATTTATGAGATTAATCAAGCCGAGTTTAAAAGATTGAAAATTTTGACCCCTGATGAACGAGTGCCAAACGCAAATGAGGACTTGTACTATCATATGCGAGAGCTCTTTAATCATCCAGACAATAGCTTTTTAGATGGGGTATTATATTTCTTTATCAATAAAACAGCCTATTCTGGCATGATCCGCTATAATAGTAACGGTGAATATAATGTTCCCTTTGGACGTTACCCCAATCTCAATACAAGACTGGTAACGCAACAACACAGCGAACTGTTGCAGCGAGCAGAACTTTTTAATCTTGATTACAGAGAAATTTTTGATATGGCAGAAGAGGAGGATTTCATTTTTCTCGATCCACCATATGATTGTGTGTTTAACGACTATGGCAATATTGATATGATGAATGGTTTTGATGAAGTTGAACATAGACGGTTAGCCGCAGATTTTAGAAATTTGCAATGTCGTGCGCTAATGGTAATTGGAAAGACATCATTAACGGAAGAACTATACAACGGATATATATTTGATGAATACTATAAAAACTATTCCGTTAATATAAGAAACCGCTTTAACAATGATAAAATGCATATTGTTGTGAAAAATTATTAAGGAGGGCGTAGTAGTGGCAAGAATTGATAATAAGCTATTGTTTTTTACTACTTCGCCAAGAACTCCGGCTAAAATGATACCCGAAATTCAGTTATTGCATGAAAAATTTTCAGGGCTATCATGGGACAAATCGACTCAAGAGCAGTTTATTGATGAATTAGCGCAAAGTGAATTTTTTGAGGGAAAAGGATCGCCCGCAGATAAAGCGTTTAGTGCCAGAGACAGAATCAATCGGGCACCAAAGGCATTGGGATTTATCGACTTGAAACCGTATATAGAGTTAACGGAAGCTGGGAATGCTTTTATCTATGGCAAGCGTCCACAAGAAATTTTTCTTCGACAATTACTAAAATTCCAGTTACCTTCTCCATATCATTTGGAGAACAAAAATATTGTTGGGACTTTTTGCATTCGTCCTTATCTCGAAATTTTTCGGTTAGTCCGTGAATTGGAATACATTACCTTTGATGAATTTAAGATATTTGCTGTCCAGATGACAGATTACCATAAGTTTGAGATAATACGGGATTCTATTTTGCGATTCAGAGAGGATAAAGAGCAAAACAGAGGACAGTATAAGCGCTTTGTTAATAGCGTATGGGAAAATGCAATCTTAGAAATACATCGTGATAGAATCGCTGCTGGGAAAACAAGGACAAGAGAAACAAACGATGCCAGTTTAAAAAAGTTTATTGCTACTCAGAAAAGTAATATGCGTGATTATGCAGATGCTTGCTTCCGTTACCTGAGGTATACTGGCTTAATCTCTATCTCTCATAAAAGTCGGTCTATATCTATTTTTGCAGACAAAGTCATTGAAGTGGACTTTATTCTTTCAACGGTGACGCGTGACCCAGTTTTTATTAATGATGTAAACGCTTATAAAACACAGTTGTTTTCAGCAAGTACGCCTATTCTTTATACAGATAATATAGATAATATTGTTGATGTACTTATGCGGATTGGCAATTTTACGAAACGGGAGTTATCAGGCATAAATCTTGAGGAACTAAAAGACTTACGTGATGAGATTGTTCAACGACACAAAGATGCTGTTATACATGAGCAGGTAGCAGAAATAAAATCTTATGCGTTGTACTCGGAAATTATTGACACATTCAATGAAATTATCTCTGATGAATATTATGACGCGCCCTTGATGTTTGAGTATAATACATGGCGAGCAATGACTATGCTTGACGGCGGCAATATTAAAGGTAATTTCAATTTTGATGACGCTGGACAGCCACTTTCGACCGCGGCCGGAAATATGCCTGATATCGAATGTGACTATGACGATTTTTCTTTGTCTGTAGAGGTAACCTTACAAGCTGGTCAGCGTCAATATGAATCTGAAGGAGAACCCGTTGCACGTCATTATGGTCAGTTGAAGAAAAGATCTGGAAAAGACACTTATTGTCTCTTTATCGCTCCGTCTATCAATCCTGCAACTCTGGCACATTTTTACGGCCTAAATCATTTGTCTATTGCATTATATGGTGGTAAGTCGAAAATCATACCATTAGAACTAGATCAATTTATGCGTCTTATTGAAAACTCATATAACTATGAAACGCAACCTGTTCCAAGCGACATTCGGCGTTTCCTCGACTATGCCATCAAATTTTGTGAGGATGCAACAGATGAAAATCATTGGTGTTTTGGCATTCAAGCTTGCGTAGATACGTGGTTGGCTTCGTAAATAGCATAGCCAGCCGAGCCAGTCAACGGTCAAGATGAACGGCGCTTACAGCGCCGCCGTTGACAGCCTCGCCCGTCTTTGCTGATGGGTAATCAAGGCAGGAAAGCCCCCTTATGGCTTTCCTGCCCTGTTCTATTTTGGAAAGTAGCAATCATCCTAATCCTCGTAGATAATATCAAGTCCATATGCCTTAGCTGCCTCATGTTCAATCCGGCAGCCTCTTGCATTTTCCCATCCTTTGCAGAAATAGGCCGCATGACAAAGGCTCATATTTTCAAGCGATTTTGCCAAGAAGCATAGGGGAATCTGTACAACTCCTCTTTCGGCCATTTTTTCTTTGCTGTACCACTCGTCCGTAAAAAGAGTGTTCACAATTTCATATCCTTTATTTTCTAATGTCTTAATGGCCTTTTCTCTCGTTTCTTTGATTTCATCATCTGTTTTTCCAGCCATCGGCTGGCTAAGCATGGCTCTCTTCATAATTTTTCCTCTCTTTCTGCTGTTTCAAGGACAGCTCCTTTATTAATCAAAATAGCAATTTAAAAGTTGGAACTACAACTGTATTAGCGTCAGGACAAGCTGGAGCCATCAGAACATCAAATATTATTTTTGATACAAGTTTTAGTAAAACGCCATCTATATCGGTAGCAATATATAATGAGTATCCAAGTGTTTTTCAGGCTACAATTAGCAAAGTTACTAATTTGGGATTTTCTTTATATCTTG